ACCGAGAGGTTAGGAAAGAAGCACTTGAAAACCTTTATAATTCTATAACACTATTCTTTGTAATAGGGTTTGCAATGGTCATTGGTGGTGCATTTGTAATGTTCTGGATTTCTAAGAAACTTGGTGCAACACTGTTAGGAATTGGATTCTTGACGGTAGGGTTTGCATCAGCATCACAATTTTACATGGAAGAAATTGCACAGGTAGGACTGTATGTTCTAATCGGTGGATTCTTATTGACTGTTGTTATTGTTGCATATATGCTACTCAACGGTAAAAATAGTGAGAAAGCAATGTTGGAAGTGGTTCAACTGGTTGAAGCGATGAAAGACAAACTTTCTGATAAGGAACGAAAAGCAATTTTTGGTCAGGATGGAGTGGCATCACGAATGACGAGTAATTTAACCAAGAACATCATTTCTAAAATCAAGATTAAGAATGGTTGGCATAAGTAATTAACTCCTAGTAGAGTTCTCAATAATTTTATCATATAGAAACTTACAAATATAATAGGAATCAACAATGTCGGAAACTGGATTTCCGACTTTTGTTTTGTCTGGTGTAATTTTAGATTTCAAATCCATTCCAGTTTCCCTCATAAATTTTTGGTGCATCACATCTTTGTCTGCATTGCCTTTGCCAGTTGCAAACTTCTTCAAAGAAGTTGGTGGAATAATTTCAAGAGGAACACCTGCGTTATAGATTTTATATTTTAACACACCTGTGTTTTCTGCAATGTGAAATACCTTACCTTTACTTCCCATCGAATATCCTTCAAGGGCAATTTGTTCACACCCCGCAAGTTTATCCATAGTCCAATCTGCAATTGATTTATATCTTTGAAAGTCTTGATTCCAATCTTGAAATCTTTCACCGTAAATATTCTTTAAAAAGAATGTAGCATATTTTTTTGTATCGGTAAGAAAGTAAAAGGTGCAACGATTAAAATTAAATGTTTCGTTTTTTAATCCCGCAAATACACAAACGCACGGGCTTCGTAAACTGTAATCTATTCCTGCAATAATCATAATTGTATAACCTTTCTATAATATATATGTTATACATATTAAATAGAAAAAGCATTTAGTGCCACAAGTTACTAAATGCTTATTCTTTTTTGACGATTCTAAGGTAGCGAAGTTCCAAGTCCTATCCCTAGTGCAATGAATGGAGTAACGACTCCTACACTGTATCAGTCAAATATAAAAAACACCGATTCCCATAAAGGGTTTCGGTGTTTTGTTTTGTGTAAAATGTTTTTTTGTCTTTCACTGTATTATGTATAATTTCAATCAACTTGAAATCTTCCTTTTTTATAAAATATTTAAGATTTGTCGTCCGAGCCACAATCCAACAGTAAAACCACCGACAATAAAAACGCCAGTTCCAATGCGTTCTCCCACACTACCGTCCATCCTCAACAATTTCTTCAAGTTCGTCCATCTGTCCATGTAAAATACTCCCTTCTATCCAATCTAGATATTTTGCGATGTTCATTGCAGAACATTCTGTAACCAATTCTTTATTTTCAAACACACGCATCATAGTGAATGTGCTTATGACTCCTACGACATATTCCTTACCATTAAACTTTGCGAACACTCCACCACCAGAATCTCCGAACCATACACTTGCACCGTGTGGTATGAATTTAATTTTGTTCGGTTCTTCTACTAATGTGCCAAAGTAAGAAAATACCCACCTCTTACTATACTTCTTATATCCTTGTGAATATCCTACTGTAGTAATATTCTGATATCTGTACATCCAATCTACGCATCCGATTTCGGCTGGTTCATAAATACTTTCACACTCAAGAAATACTAAACCAATATCGTCACTCACAGAGAAGGATGCGGTGCTGTAACTAGGGTGTAAGATTGTTTTCTTCACCATAATTTCTTCTTCACCTATGACCAATGAGAAGATATCGTCTTCGTCTAGACAATGTGCAGCCGTTAGAGCAACATCCTTCTCTATGAGAATTGCAGAACCTACAAGTGAACCATCTTCTCTGTGCAATGAACCTACAGATGGATATGGGTCGTGTTCTTCAGTTGTTGGGATAAACCACCTGTCTAAAGGATTGATTACCTTCGGTGGTGTAACATCGATAACGATGTCGGTAGTGATTTGAGGGGGTAGGATGGACGCCTCAGGTACTTTACACCCTGCAATTAATAACAAAGATGCTGACAGATACCTAAATAAGTTTTTCATACACTCCTACTATACTATTTATGGCGATTTGTGAATCGAAAAATGTTAATTTTGTTAATTTTTTTAAAAAATAATAAAAAACCCCCTGCCGAGCAGAGGGTTTCTTTGAATCAGGATTCTTCCTGAAATATTAAAATCTAACTTGGAGTTGAGTACGAATGAGGGTTTCACCTTCATTTGCGGTTGTATTCCAACCAGTAGTTCCCAAGTTCCAACCTGCATCAACAGAATCAAATGCATAACCTACATCGGTTGTCCATTTAACATTATCGTTGAATGCATAATTAACACCAAAGGTGGCAATCTTCAAATCGGTTTCAACACCTTCAAGGTGTCCGATTTCGTATTGACCAAACAATTGTGCTTTGTCTGTTACATCATATGATGCAGTCCAGACTGTACCCCAATTGTCGCCATTAGTGTCATCAATCGTTGCTACATAAGCACCAGTGAAATCAAATCCACCTGCACCGAATGAAGCATCAGCAGTCCATGTATTATAATCAGTATCAACGAGGTCGTTGTGAGAAACAGCAACACCCATATCAATCCAATCAGTAGGACTAAAGTCTAGACGACCAGTAAGTGCATAACCATTCTGAACTCCTGCGCCATTTGCAGTATTGAATCCATCAGTATATGCAACAGTTACACCACCAAGAGCAGTTTCGTATCCATATTGGACACCTTGACTACGACCTTGGCCGAACTGATTAGAGATAACAGAACGCTCGGCAGCGAGTGTGTCTGTTTGGTTTGTCAAAACTTCCTTCATGAAAGGACTTTTGAATTGACCAACTCGGAAGTTACCCCAATCTGCATAAGCATCCATTAGAGTAAAGTTTCCACCGTCATTCCATTGACCACTTACTTTGTAACCCCAATCATAGAGGTCACCAGAAATTTCAAGTCGTGTTCGTGGAACATTAAATCCGTGAGTAGTATCAACACCATCTGTTTTGATGTCGTTGTACTGCCAACGAGTTTGTACGAATCCGTGAACATTTACAGTGGTGGATGAACCATCACCGAGCATGCTTGCACGACTGTCTGCATCTGCAAGAACATCGTGTACGAGTCCACGGATTTCATCTGCCCGTGTATCGTTCAACCAATTTGAACTGGTGTTTGCACTAAGTTCTGCAATCCTTGCTTCGGCTGCTTCAAGTCGTTCTTGAAGTTCCGTGTTTGTGTCAGCGCCTGCTAATCCTGCAATCATTCCTGTTACAAGACCAACTAGAGCAAACTTTGTAATTTTTGAGATAGTCATAGGTTATCTCCTTTTTTTAAAAGTTCAAGACGATTAAACGCCTTGAATCAATTCCCAAAGTTCACGAACTGCACCGCCAACCCAAGTAACACCGTTCCATGCAAATGGAAGAAGTGCTAGTGTGATTAGCATACTACGGCATACACCGACCTTACCTAACGCATTTGTCACGACATCTGCGCCGCAACTTTCTGTACATTTAGCCATTTTATATCTCCTTTTAAAAGAATTAGTCCTCTGGCAAAAGAGGTTGGTGCGGTATGCACCGTGAAGTCAACTCCGACTTCGTTTGTTTTTGTCACTTATGTAGTGACTTCACCGATTCCATCGATGAATCAACCCCTTATTATACCTTATAATTGAAGGGTGTCAATATTATTTTTTATTATTTTTTACTTGATTGGGCAAGCACCGCCAGCGCACTCTAATTCACGCAAATCTTCGCCACTTTCAATGTTTTTTATCTCTTTTATTTTAGAAATTCTTTTTTCGTACTCTTCTTTAGAAATTTCTTCATATGGCGCCTGTTCAAAACCGTGGTCTGAGTGCAATAAGAAACTCACAGTTTTCAGTGATTTTTCATAATTCTTTTTCATCCACTCTTTGATTTCGTCTAATTCTTCTAGATGGTAATATACAGTAACTGATACTGAATTGTCCGACCATTTGGTCTGTATCTCTTTTACCAATTCTAGTTGTCTAATTGCGGTCATGTCCTCTGCGAGTATTGTTCTGCCGTTTATATGACAAGGAAATTCTACAACAACTGTAGAGTGGTCTTCCGTACCATCAAACCTTCTAGCATACTCTGTGGGGTAATTAGAATCTCTGCAAATGTCCACTAGAGCATCACTACTAGACATCCTTACTCTACGGATGAAATGATTTGCATACGCAGGATGAACCCCCGGTGTACTCCCTGAGAGCAAGGAGAGAGTGCCTGAGGGCTTTACAGTGGTTAATCTGATACTTGTGGGGTATCCCTTCTTTTTTGACCATTCTATATCAAACTTCTTTAAATCGTCATAACAATCTTCTAACCAATCTATTTTATTCAATGATTGACAGATGCCAGTTATACCCACACCTATACGCATATTCCTGTGTACCACTTCTTCAGTTTGTTTATGAATGAATGGCAATGCACAAATTGCTTTCTGTGTTTTGTATAGAAGTTTTGCACACTTCTTCAATTCGGCTTTTGTTTCGATGTTATTCAAATATATCTCTGATAGATTACAACATTCGTGGGACTCAAGAAGAATCTCTGCACACGGATTTATGATTTCGCATTTATCTTTACTTCGGTCTTGAAGTCTGCCAAATTTCTGTGCCAATGGAAGGTTGAAGAAACCATAAGGTTCTCCTGAACCATCATAAGTTTTCCATACTGCATCACTGATGTGGTCGTATGAATCTGCATAGATTGTATTGTTTGACATTGCACGCCAGTTTGGAATGTTTCCCAAGTCCCATCGTTTTGCACGAAGGAACAAGTAATCATCTGGGTCACCCACTGCAATTTCTGCACTTCGTCTAACATTACCACTCACTACCACCGAACCAATAATATTACAAATATCAAGAACATCAATAGAACGAAGTTTCTTTCCTTCTCGTTCTTTTATTACCTTGCCAATATTTTCAATTCCCTCAATCAGAATAGCAGGACCAGATGCTTTACCACCGAACCCACCAATTGATTCTCCAGATGAACGAACAAGGAGTGTAGAATATGTAAAAGATTTACCAGTAAAGAAATATGACTTCAAAGTTTTCTTTAAAAGTTTTACCCAACCTTCTCTTGAGTCTGGCACAATATAATCGGCATCATTTGTTTTGTTGTGGGTTACTATCACATCTTCTTTTACTCTTGGAAGTTCGTGGACATCTTCTTTACGAATAGAGAATCCAACACCACCACCAAGCATCAAGTTTTCAAAGATGAAACAGAAGTCATCGATATCACGAATACAAATTCCCCAACAATTTAGTAGAGAATTACCACCGAACCTATCAACGGTTGTAGTGCCAAGTTGCCATAACATTCTACCTGCAAAATTACATTTGAGATTGAATATAAGGTCGTAAAGTTGTTGTGCTTCTTTAGTTGTATAGTCTGCACCAATCCTTTGGGCGCCATTGATACATCGTGCAACCGTTTCCCACCATTCTTCATTAATCCCATCTTCTTTAATACGAGAGTATGTTCGTTTATAAACAATCTCTCCAAGTCCGTTATATCCCCACTTTGGTTTGGTGGTTGAATATGGTCGAAGAAATTCTTCTGGTAAGAGGTCACTAATATATTCCATAATCTATCTTCCTTTTTTACTTGACGATATATCTATGTCAGTTTGTTAATTGTTTCCAAGAAATTGGAAACAAAGGTTCAATAATTTTACTTACTGCTTCTGCGTATTGACGAATTTCCCACTGCGCGTGTTCGTCAATTCGTTGCTTGTGGAATCTTGCATATGCCGCGAGAGAGCCAGTCCAATACCATTCAGTATACATTCCCTGTGGTAAACAAAATCTTGCTTGTTCTGGTGCAACACCATGTATAATTAATTCCTCATAGAGTTTAATAGATTCTTCCATATGATGTTGGTAGTTACGATACAACGGGAATGTTGCAAATCCACCAGAAGTTTCTCCACCACCGTCAATACATTCCAGCCATTCACCACTTCCTTGTTTCATCGAGGCATCTGGTCTTCTACGCCACTTTGGATGGTAGAACTCTGGTTCAAAATCTACATATCGTCTACTGATTTCATTCTCTACGAATCCCTGCTTATGCTTAAAGAATTGTGTGCGAATTGAAATAGGTGCTTTGATTCGTAAAGTAATTTGTGGATGTGCAAACGGTGTCCAATGATTATGGTCTGCAAGATACTTGATTAGTTTCTCGTCCTTCTTATCAAGTTCATCTTTATGAGTTGCGAAGGAAACTCTTGCGGCATTTGCCACCGTTAAGTCCGAACCCATATGGTCTACAACTTCAACATGCCCTTTGTCTAATACATCTATTTTCATTTATCACTTACCTTTAAAACAACACCATCATCTTCGGCAGTAATTGATTCAACTGTACCCAATCCATGAAAATCTTGATTAGTATAAATGTACGGTCCACCATTCCATTCCAGCCAATCAATATTTCCATCGTCATCAAAATCCATTCTCATATGAATATCAGATTCGCCCTTAATGAAGATGTTTCCATTTTCCATTTGAAATATTTCACGAATCAATTCATCGTCTGTTGTAATAACTTGTAACAATTTCATATTTAAACCTTCCTCCATTGTTTCAATCTCAATTCTGCTTCTAATCCTTCTACTGTGTTTTCGTCAATTAACTTTTGTATTT